AGTTTCAATATTTGCATCTTTTTTCATGAGTCGTAGGCCTTTCTGGTGTTGATTTTGGCCACTGCCCGCTGGGGCTTGGGGACGCGGGAACCGCCCATTGTCTTTTTCTTTTTGGGCTCGTAGCCAGGGCTGACGCGGGGGGCCTGCGAGAGTCCGCTGGCGATGTTGGCACTCTTGCGGCGGGATTCGGGATCAGACCTCATCGCGGCGTTCTGATTGTCGCGGGCAGCCTCAGCCGGAGTCATGGGATTGCCAGAGAAATAGTCGTCTTCCTCGATCTGGTCCTGCATGGCCTTGAAGCCTGCAAAAATTTCTTTATTGCTCGGCCCCTTGTATGAGGAGCGATCTGGTAGTTTTTTTGTTACGGTAGGTCCCATATTTATGTTCCTTTGGTTGCAAGCCTTGCGTGGCTTGATTTTGGGTGGTTTGTCGGCCATCTTCATCCTGGCGGCTTTGGTTGGAGCCACCTTGTTGTAGCCGATGGATCGATCGGGCAACTCATAGGGCGCGCCGTAGATGTCGCTGCCCGCGGGCTTGACGCGCACAAACTGCCTTTTGCGAAGGGCTGTTCTTGGCGCAGTTTTATCAACGGCTTCGGGTCCTGCATATTCTGGCATTGGGTTATCCTGCCTTTCTTGGGCGTCCACGACCCCTTTTGGGGGGTTCTTCACCTTTCAATAAGACGACCACTGGGCGAAACTGTGTGTCTGAGGTTGAGAGGATGTCGATCAAGGCGTCCGAGTCTTGCGGGTCAAGCTCTCCCCTATCCCAAATGTGGCCATGAACGGGGCTCGCAATGAACGCATAGGGCTTCCCGCTGGCCCCCCGCACCTCAATGCGTGGGATCCATCTTGAACCACCCCTTACCACGCAGACAGCTCGCATAAAAAGAGATGGGGCGGGAGTTTTTAGCTCCCGCCCCAAATGCTTTAGCTAGTAAAGCTCGGGGTCACAAGACCCGGAACCGCAATAGCGTGGGTTAGCTGGAGGTAGTTGGGCTTCACTCCGTCGACCCGCTCGTAGGGTGCCTGACCAAAGATGCTGGTCACATACACCTTCCTGACATTGTCGCCGTCGAAGGTTTCCTCGGAGCGGTCGCCGTCCAGAGAGCCATAGCCGCGAACAGCGGCATTGGATCCCATGAGCAGGGTGCGTCCGATCGGGGTGCCCCATTGGTTTGTCTGGATGATGGGGTCGCCAACAGAATGAGTGTTGGTGATGTTCGCATCAGCAAACGCTGTCGCCCAGCTCGGGCTTCCAGCGGGTTGTGTCCCGCCAACAAGGGTTGCCCAGGAGTTTGCTCCTGATGCGACCGACTTGTTGAAGGTTCCCGCCGTGACGCTAGAGGGCACCAGGGCAGCGGTCAGTGTTAATCCGCTTCCACTGTTGATGCTGTACTGATACAGGCCATACTTTCCACCCGACAGGATGATGAAGTAGCCGCGATCCGCCGCGTTGACCGTAAGGCCGTTGCTGGCGCTGCCGCCTTGTGCGGCCAGAGGGCCGAACTTGTAGGCATAGTTGTCGAAGAACTTGAAATAAGCATTCGACTGGGCCAACGTGGGGGCAGTGGCATAGCCGGTTCCACCACCGCGAACGACGATTGTAGCCGAGTTCGCTGTCCCGTTATTAATGGTGAATGTCTGCCCAAGGAAAGCCTTGGGGTTTAGGGGCGAGCCAACCGCTCCGTAGCCGTCATGGTCAAACGGGTCATACTGCTTGATGGCGTGACCATCAAGGTCAACATATCCGCCCGTGAAGAAGACCGACTGCGACCCAACGGCGCTTGTATAGGCCTTGATGGCATCGAGATACTTGGTCTCGTTCTTAAGGGTGAACAGCCCGTCGCCGGTTCCGATCACGACAAATCGGTTGACCTTATTCTTTCCAACCGTCCCGATCGTTGCCGGCTTGGCACCAAGGGTGCGCAAGGCCTGCCCGTTTTCAATGACAGAGTTGTAGCTGATCGTGTCGCTAGGCAGAATATTGGCAATCGCTGACCGATTGTTGATATTCCGGTAGTTCAACGAGCCGCCCTTGTGCTGGAACAGCTTGAAGAGTCGCTCGGTCTTGATCCGGCCAAGCCAAGATCCCAGCAGAACCGGGATGTTGTTCTTTAGCTCGGAAGCAAGCGCGGTTTTCTCCTCTGTCCGGCGGTTGTAGGAAATGGCGTGACGGAGGAAATCAACCTCAAGGTTGAAAGCCCCGACGCGCAGGTCCTCGGTTTTGTCGTTAACCAGTTCGTCGCCCTGCACTCCTTCGCCATAGATATGGGTCATGGAGCGGAAGGTGATTTTAGTTCCAGCCCCGCGGGACAGATCGCGAATGGATTGAATGGGGTAGCTCTCCGTGGGGCCCTCGAACTGCTCGAAGAAGTTCTCGGTCGCCTCGCTAAGCTTAACCCCACGCTTCCACAGCTCGGGGAGAAAATTGCTCCCGTTGGTGATCTGAGCCGTGAGATTGGATGTTGCGTTATTTTCAGGGATAACAAGGTTAGCCATAAAAATAACCTCCTTTCTTTATTGCTAGAGCCTGCCGACGAGAAGCTGGAGTTGGTCCAGATCCTCAATTTGATTGGCAATGTCTCTAGCGGTTGTTGGTGTGGGTTGAGTCGTGCGGGCGTTACCGCTCGCAATTGGTGCTTGGTTCCGCTGCTTTACCGGGATGGATGAGGGGGCCCTTGCCACGGCCTTTACCCCGTTAACCTTGGGGGCAATGCCCAGCTGGTTTGCGGCCATCTGGGTTAGCTTCCAAGGCATTTCCGGGTCGTGGATTAGGGGGTTTTGAGTGCTCTTGAGGGACTCATAAATCTCGTTCATGGTTTTAACGAGACCGCTATTTTCATCAGCAGAATCAGGGTAATACCTGACCGCCTTTGATTTAGCCTCCTCAACCTTCCGCACCCTGGTTTCCCTCTCAACTAGCCTCGCCTCTTCGGAAAGCTGTTCGGCTTTCCTCATTTCCCTTTGTAGCTTAATGACTTCCAGCTCAAGTTCAGCGGCCTTATCAAATTCAAGATTTTTCAAGGCCTCCGCTTTTGCTTTTACGGAGTTTTCGATTTTATCCAAAACCTCCGAGGGATCAACGACTTCTGCTTCGGGCTCCTTGGTCCCAGCCATTTCTAGGGCTTGAGCAAGGGATAAATCTGGGTTTCTGGCACGGATCTGAAGGGCTTTTCGCTCCGTTTCATTCCACGTGCCCACCCTAATTCTTTCCGGCAGCTCAAGCTCTGGAGTTTCCTCCGGTGCCTGGGGTTGGGTTGCCTGAACTTCGTCAACCTCGTCATCTGGCTTCGCGGGGGCGGGCAAAACTTCCGGAGCCTTGGGGGCTTCGGGAGTCTCGGCCTTCGCCGGCGAGACCGTTTCGTCCTTTATCTGCTGAACGATTTCGGCATAGGCCTTCTCATCCAGCCCGGTAAGGACAGCGGCTGTGTTGTTTTGCTCCCCTTGCGGGGCGCTAGACTGAATTTCCTCGGCTTGCGCCGGAGTTGGTTCTTGCATGCAAAAGTATTTTCACAAATACGCTCTTACAATACTTTTTCCTAACGAACCCCGAAGCAACTCTCGCAAGCCGTACTGCCTTTATGAATGTCGGGTTAGTCTTGTGGAAATGGCCATCCCCAAATTTCACGACCCGCAAAGAGCGCACTACTCGCCCCAGCAGGACACCAGGATGCGGTTGGGCTATGGCCACGTCCAAAGCACCGGCGCGCGGTTTTACGGGGAGGGCACGTTTGCAATTCCCAGGGTCGCAACAACCATCGTTGAGTACAATCCCCCCATAGATGAGGTTGCAAAAAACCTTTTGGATCCAGCCAAGATTGTGCAAACCGCCGTGCAGAAACTCCTTGAAGGATCATGGACAAGCTCTCTCCCAACCGTGGCGGAGATCAGGGCGGCTCTTGAGCCGGCCTTTGAATGCCTGCGCCGCGAACTCGAGCTCATCGTGGACGAGACCTGGGCCGAAGGGCTGGCGGACATCAGGGATCAAAAAATAGAAAACCTTCAAGCGCTTCTTCAGAATATTGTTGACGATGTGTTTCCAACGGAATCGGAGATTAGGCAGGCCTATGATGACGTAATCAGGCAGCTTGAGAACGCCCTTAATAGCCTTTGCCAGCAGATTCAGCAGGCGTTGCCGGGGATTCTCGCGGCCATAGCGGCACTCATCCCGGCAATTGAACAGGCGATTCTGGCGCTGGTTCCCAGCGCGACGGAGGCATGGAACGCAATTTGGGGTCCAATTTCAGAACTTATCCCTGAGCCTAGCGAAATTGCCAACGCAATTTCAGCCCCCTTAATTGCCGCAGCCCCCACCGCCTCGCAGATGATTGAGGCCATCATGCCGATCATAAACAACTTGGCCGCAAGCCTGACGGGAATTGCGGATCAGATTTTTTCCGCCGTCGCGTCGGGCCTCCCTCAAGCGGAAAGCCTGGCTCAGCAAATTACCAACGCAATTATAAGCGCGTTCCCAACGGCCGCACAGATTCAGCAGGCCGCCACACAAGCTATCCAAAACATCATTCAGGGGCCGATCAATAGTCTTGTAAGTGCAATTGGAAATCTAATTACGGGAAATCTGAGCAGCATTTTCCCGTCGATTCCAGATCTTATCCCGGGATTGATAAGCGTTGCGGGCGGGGCCATCAGTAGTTTCTGCGCCGCAGTGGCTTCGGCGTCCAACTCAATTATCGCAGCCATCTCTGCGGCTGAGTCAATCGCCTTGAACGCCATAAACCAAATTCAGAATGTTTTATGCAACAACGTGCCGCCATCGATACCGGTTGATGCATTCTTCGATCTCGTGTCCTCCATCGGGTCCGCCATATCATCCATTTCGGCGGCGATTACCCCGCCTGCCGTCACCTCGATTCCCGGCCCGCTTCTGACAATTGGGCAGACGATAGTAAGTCAAATAGCCGCTATGTTCGCCGGGGTACAGTCGGGGATTGCGGCGGCGTTTGCGACCCTCTCCAATCTTGCCGGATCCATAACCACGGCCGTATTCAATGCGGTCAAGCCCCTGTATAACATAGGGGAACAGGCAATCATAAACCTTATAAACGTCATCCGCCAGAACCTCAACATATTAAACCAAATCTACCAGTTTATCAAAAACATCTTGGGGCAAGCCCTCGATGCATTAAGGGGCCAGCTTGGCGCAATTGTGGGGGCCGTTGCGGCGCTTTTTCAGCCGCTAATTAACGCCGTTAGCACGGCCATATCCTCCCTGTCTGCACTGCTTGCCCCGCTCCTCACACCAGAAACGTTGCTAGGCACAATTGCCCAAGCTATTATCAATGCATTTATTCCAAACTGGGGCCAGCTCACATCAGCAATTCTTCAGGCACTGGGGCCGATAGATACCCTTTTCCAGATCCTGCGCGACATATGGAATAACCTTAGACAAACGCTTATTAATCTTGTCCAATCCCTGCTGAACGCCCTTGCCGCGCTTTTCAATTTCGACAACCTGCTTAATCTTATCCAAAACGCAATTAACACCATCTTTGGGCAAGATTGGCTACAGGCCCTTACCCCGCTTACCCGAATTCCGGCCTGCCTCTGCGATGCGCTCCCGGACGCCATCCAAAGGCTCTTGTTTGACAATGGAAGGCCGCTCTCGAAAAGCTTTCTTGAGCAACAAATAAAAGCAGTGCTTGATCCCGTCATTCAGCAGGCTCAGAGGACGCTAGTTGATCATTTGAAGCAATATTGGGACTCAAGATGCATGTATCCTCCCACAAAGTTTGGCGACGTCTTTATGCATACTGATATCTTGGGGTTAACATGGAAGGTTCATAACAAGCACGCTTATCGGAACCCCGGAACTGGGGGAAGCTCACTTTGGAGTCCTCCCAATCGCTTCCTTTGCACGCTAAAAGTAGACCATCAGGGGCCGTGTGATTATCCCAAGAGTCTTCCCTTTTGGTATATGTGCCCCGGGCCATGCCCTGATCCAATCAAGCTTGCGGCTGAGTTTATCCATCAGTTCACCAAGATGATTTTCGAGTCTCTTAAAAAGTTTCTATGCGGCTTGTTTGATGGCACTCTGCTTAGGGTGGCCGAGGAGCTTTTTCGAGTCGTATACAGGGACATTCGGGTTCTTATCAATGAGGCCATTAGGCTGTGCGGCGACATTCTTGAGCGCGGGTGCGAGTTGGCGGCTGACCTTGTGGAGGGGCTTACCGACGTGGTAATCCCCATGATAACGCAGGGGTTGCGGGCAGCGTGGGACGCCCTCCCACGGATCGCGCAAATCATAACGACTTGTGCGTTTGAAGCGTTTTGGCAATTGGTAAAAAGTGGCGTGCCTCAAATGATATTGGCCGCAGTTAAGGGTCTTTGGCAAGCCGTCACCAGAGCCTTGCCAAATTTTGTGGCGGCGGCAGCTTTGGCTCCGCTAAAGGCGGTGAGCCGGTTTTTTGTAAATGTTACGCAGGGCATTCTGCAGGCGATGACGCAGGTTCTATACACGGTGATACCATCCATCGCCATGGCGGCCTCCGAGGCCGCCGTTGTGGTTGTCACCAAGATTATTCCCGATGCGATCGCCAGCGTGGCCGATGGCCTATTGAAGGTGCTTAGGGAGATTGATATTAATACTTGGGCATCATTCCCTCTCGCTATTTACAGAACCGTCAAGGAGTTTGTGCCCAATGCGATTGCCGGGGCGGTGGGAGCCGCATTTACAGGCCTATCTGAAATGGGCAAGGCTACTGCCCAAGGAGTGGGGATGCTTTTGCAAAGGGCCTTTCAAGCCCTTGGCGGGGCTCTTACGGGCGGTCGTCGCATTGGTTCGTTTACCGGCCTGCAGGGTTTGTCAGACGGCCTTTCACTGATGCTTCAAACTGTCGTCAATTGCCTAGTTTCTCTTTTCCCTGTTCTTGCCAGGGTTGGGATAGCTGCGGCGAAGGTTGGGTTGACCGGCATCTCGAAGCTGCTTCCGCTCGTGACGGCACTAATTACCGCGTTGCAATGGCATCCTTGCCCGCCCGCGCCCACCCCCAAGACAGTAAGTTACTGTGAAAACGGGCAGACCAAGCAAATTGAAATTCTGGCCAAAACTATTAGCTGATGATTGACCCCAGAGAGCAGCTTTCACTTATTGATTCACTTCGCCAAAACCATGGGTATCAAAGGTTTTTGGCTCCAGCAATCGAGGCGCGGGTTGCGCTTGCGCTGAGCGGAGTGCTTGAGGATAAGCTCACTCCGGAAGAGAGGGATAGGCGGCACGCCGCGTATATGGCCGTGAAGGAAATGGCCGAGCTTGTGCAATCCCACGAATCGGCTATGATGAGATTAATTCATGGAGAACGACCCGCTTCCGCCAATCGAACTTAACCTCCCCAAGGAGGTAAACCTTAGGGGCGTAAAATCCCTTCAAGAGCTTGTGTCCCAAATGACCGCCCTGCAGGACAGACTGGTTGCCCTTCGCGATAATCTGGATAAATCGCAGGAAATCATGAAGGATAACCTCACAAAGCAACAGAGCGAGGAGTTTGCAAAACAAGCGCCGGTGATTCATGAGAGGCTCAAGGACAATATTGTTTCGGCTCTCAACCAGAGCTTGGCGGCAGCACTCGACCCAAGCAATGCCGCCACAATTCAGGCCATGTCAGAGGCCAGTGCGCCACCTGTCATTCCGCCGGAAGCTCCTTCCCCCACAACTGAATCGGGCATTCCGAGTTCGCAAGCCACTGCTTAGCTCCGGAACAGCCGCACTTTTGGCATCGGCCGGATCCCGGGGTTTCCCCGCGCTGCCAGAAAGAGCAGGCCTCGCAAACCATCATCCGCTTGGAGTGTACCTCCGCAGAAACCCTGTTCAGAGGCGCAAGCGCCGCCTCTGCTTTCCTTACAAAACCCGGGGTTTCCTCGATCCAGTTCCCGGCTTGGTTTAGGTCCACAAGAACCTCTCCCCCCATCATGCGAAAGGCTTGGCGGAACTGCCCCGTGGTAAGCAAAACCATGTCCTGACCCCGCTTTATTTCCTCCGCGCTGGTGCCAAGGTGCATTTTGCGAATGGGGCCCATGGCGACAATGTCCTCACGGTATGCTGCCGGCAATCTGCTCACGGCAAGCATGACATCGTGCGACCTTGGCGAGGTTTCCTTGCG